AGGTTCTCAAAATGCTACTGGTGGCAGTGTTAATAATTTTTACAACACAGCAGTTGGTGCTAACACAGGGTTTTCAATTACAACAGGTTACTACAATACTTTTGTAGGTGCTCTTGCAGGAGATGACACTGATGATAGTATTCAAAATGTTGCAGTAGGTTACGCTGCATTAAGTGCTAATGCAGGAAATAATAATACTGCTGTTGGTGAGTCTGCCCTTACTTCTACAACAGGAGCAAGCAATGCAGCGTTTGGTAATGGTGCTGCTAATGCAATGACTACTGGTTCTTACAATACTATTATTGGTAGCTTTAATGGTAACCAAGATAGTATAGATATACGAAGTGGAAGTAGCTATATTGTTTTATCAGATGGGCAAAGCAATGTAAGGCAAATATACTGGGCAGGTGATGGTCGTATGTATATGCGCCAAACGCTAAGTCCTTGGGCTAATGGTTTTTATAATTTAGGTACAGCATCAAATAAATGGGCAGCATTACACGCTAGTAACGGTACAATTCAAACATCAGATGAAAATGAAAAACAACAGATTGCATCTTTAACCAGTGCAGAAATAACAGCAGCTACAGCTATTAGTAAATTATTTAAAACATACAAAATGAATAGTTCTGTAGAAGACAAAGGTGATGCAGCTAGAATACATAGTGGTGTTATTGCTCAACAAGTAAAAACTGCAATGAATAATGCTGGTCTTGATGAAACAAATTATGGTTTTTGGTGTAGTGATACTTGGTGGACAAAAGACCGTGAGGTGGAAGCTGTAGAAGCTGACGAAGAACGTGGTACAGAAGCCCAAGATGCTTATACATTTACAGACAGATGGGAAAAAGAAGAAGAAGTACCAGAAGGCGCAACAAAACATACAGTATTAGGTATTCGTTATGATGAACTGTTAGCTTTTGTTTGTGCAGCAACAGAGCAAAGACTGACTAGCATTGAAACAGAAAACGCAGCTATCAAAGCAAGGTTGGATGCTTTAGAGGCTGAGTAATGGATCTACCCAAGGTAAACATAGCAGTGATTGGAGTGATCTGCTCTAGCTTGGGTGGCATGGTTTGGTACGCTAGTGAGCAAGCGTCAATAATATCTAACTTAGAGGCAACTGTGTCTGTGCTTAATGCTGAAAGCAATACGACTGACAAGGTTAATATGGTCAGAGATATTGAACAGAACAAAATGAATATAGAAGAAATGGTTGAGATTATTGCTGAGTTTTATGAAGACATGGAAGATAGTGACAATGACATCTGGCAAGATATTGACATGATCAATGAGGATATGGGTGGCATGGCTAGTCATATGATGGAGATCATTAAGCTACAGTCTCGCATTGCAATCTTAGAAAAGACAGTAGAGTTTACGCGTAACGATGGGATGTAGTCATGGTCGATCCCATCACAATATTATCTGGCATAAAGTTAGGTCTTCAAACTGGTAAATCTATAGCTGGTCTTAGCAAACAGATAGGACAATTCTTTGACGCAACTGACCAAGCTAAGAAAACGTTACAGAAAAAAGGTGTATCAGCAAAAAGCTCCAATGCTACGGCGCTGGATCGCTGGGCTAAACTCCGACAGGCTGCGGAGGCTGAAGAAGAACTCAAAGAATGGATAACGCAGACGTATGGCAGATCAAAATACTTAGAGTTACTAAAGATTCGTAGGGAAGTTTTAGCAGAGAAGCGTGAGGCAGAGGCACAGGCGAGGCGTGAGGCTATGGAGCGTCAAGAGTTAGCCATTACCCTAGCTGGGATATTTTTCTTACTCACAGCCTCTGCTATTGGTGCAACTGCTTACCTTCATCACATGAAATGGCTTAATGTTTGGGACTATTTGCCTTGGTAATTTATACATTAGTTTGGTTTCACTTCATTCGAACAGATCATTTGCAGTACTATCAGTTTGATAATTACTCTACGTTCGAGCAGTGTGATATAGAAAGAAAGAAAGCATCGATGTTAATTACAAGCACAAACATGATGTTAGAATGTGTAACATTGGATGTATCTGATAGAGATTAAGTACGATAGATTTGTTGTGTATACAGATGATGGTAAATTAGTTATACAAACAAGTGAAAGGCGCATAGCTAAAGGAGTTTGTGATGGTACGATTAACAGCAAGCGCGATAGATCAGCTGAAGCTACTACCTAGATTGGCTTTTCTCTGCCAAATTATTTTAACTTGGAAGGTTTGTTTGTGGTTTATGACCTTGCCCGATCCCACAACTCAACAGAGCGCCTTCGTTTCGTTGGTCACTGCAATGCTCAGTGCATCTTTTGCATTGTGGTTAGGCAAGGAAGCTAAGACAGATAGGATTGCAGAATGATTGGAATACTTTCAAGCGTAGCAAACTTAGCCACAACATTTATTGATAGCAAAGCAAAGGTTAAAGCTGCTGAAGCTGAGACTAAGATGAAGATTGCTACTGGTGAGATTAGCTGGGAGCAAGCTGCTATCGAGGCTAGTGCAGACAGCTGGAAAGATGAGGCTTGGACTCTTTGCTTTATTGCCATAGTGCTAGGTTCATTCGTGCCTTGGCTACAGCCATACATGAAGCAAGGGTTTGAGAATCTTTCTACTGCCCCATCGTGGTTTAGCTGGGCAATGTATGCCAGCATAGCGGCCTCTTTCGGTATAAGAACAATGAAGGGATTTAAGAAATGACATTTAAGTTAAGCGAACGTAGTCTTGGTAGGCTCGAAGGTGTTGATGAAAACATGGTAGCTCTTGCTAAGTATGCAATAGGTATTACTAAAGTTGACTTTGGCATTCCAAGTCTAGGTGGTCTTCGAACAATGGAACAACAACGTCAGCTTGTAGACAAAGGTGCATCTCAAACTATGAAGTCAAAGCATCTCGAAGGAATAGCAATAGATACAGTAGCTTACGTGGGATCAAGGGTATCTTGGGAACTCAATCTCTATGATGATATTGCGGATGCCATGAAGCAAGCGGCTAATGATATTGGCATTCATGTGCGTTGGGGTGCAGCGTGGCACATCAATTCGATTGGTGAGTACGAAGGATCAATGGAAGATGCAATGAATGAGTACATCGATCTTCGAAGGTCGCAAGGTAGGCGTCCGTTTATAGACGCCCCTCACTTTGAACTTAGTTTATAGTTACATACTTTCTAACAGTACTCATACTCACACCAACTATCTTGGCTGTTGATCCTATGCACCAGTCTTTGCTTAGAAAATATTTTATGTCTTCAACCTCTTGATCAGAGAGGGGGTTGTTTCTCCACCCCTCTCCGAACGTAGCAGATCTTGGTGTCTGCTTTGGTTTGCTACCGCTCGATAGCTTGCCGCGTCTTTTATGTACGTTCATCTTTCCCTCCACTTTATATAACCTTTCGTTACATAGCTTACCATCTTCTATCATTCTTTCTAGGGGTGTCATTGTTTTCTCCTTTGGTAAAAAAAGCCAGCCCGAAGGCTGGCAAGTTACAAGAGAGTCGCGAGGCTAACAGGCGTGTTAGGCAGTGTAAGCGTACTCTCTTGGAGAACGTGTCTCCAATTAAAACGGTATATCGTCCTCTTTCAAGTCATTATTTGGCTGTGCGTCATTTTTATTTTGCGGATCAGAGATTGCAAATGACATGTAAGGCTTGCCATCTTTCATTCTTCTCCATGCTGCCAGTCGTTTGTCTGTATGTGGTGCAGTCCAAGGCACTTGCTTGTCTGCTGTATCGTACAACTTACCAGTATAATCTGGTGCGCTGTCTTTGGCATTGTCATTCTTAAACATGACACCAACCTTTTCGTACACTTCCATGACTTCCATGCCAGACTGCGTAACTCTCCGTACTACATTGTACTTACCGTCACGCCCCTCCACATTCATCTTACCTTGCAAGATCATTTTCATATCTTCGAAGGGTGGGAATGCCACACCATCATTTACATTATCATATTCTGCCAAGCTTCTGACTCCTTTTGCTTAGTGTTGGTGAGGGGTTCTTGGGGAACCTCCCCCTCGATAAGGTCTGACTCAATAAAGGATATTGATCCCCAAGAATTACCAGCTAGTGTTGCTAGCGTGTACTGTCTTTGGTTGGGGTGCGTCACCCGAACTGATGACCTTCGGTGCCGCCCCCCTCGATGCTTGATTACCATCGTCATCTTCAGCTGGAAGATTAAGCAACGACATAATGCCATAGCGTCTGGCATATGTGATCGCACTGCCTAGTCCCTGCATATCATTCTTGCCTAGCACAAGGGGTATGGCTGTTGCAAAACCCTCGCCACTTTCATGCAGCAACTCTGTTGTGATGGTCATGCCATGCTCATTCTGTGTTGATCGATGTATTAGTAAGAAGCCATGCTTTGACAATGGCTCAGTCACTGCCTCGATCACACCTTCGAGTGTAGCGTATTTGCTTTTGAAGTGTGGGTTAGTGCCACTCTTCTTGACTGGTTGTATGTCTGCTCTTGCATTCATAAGCAGCTTAATAATATTTGTTTTAGTTTTGGTAGTCATTTCGTTCTCCTTGTTATTCTAAGATGTCCGCGCTTGTCACGCTTGACGGTGAGTTGGTCGCAATAAACTTCTCGTTCGTTATCACTGACCATTTGCTTGAGGTCTTTCTCAGCATTCTTGAAGACTTTGTTTTGTTCATAGCCATGAATGTAGGTGACTGCTGCATCAACGAAGCTGTTGTCGAGTGATGCGTTACGTGTTTCCATATCATCCAACGCAATTGATAGTCTTGATAGTTTCTCTGTCTCAACTCCAACAGGCTGTTCATCGCGCACAACGTAACCCCAGAAGTCTGACACCACTGCCCACATAGAATTGAAATACTCTTCATCGTACTTGACATGTATGCACTCCCAGTTGCTGTTCCCAAATATCACAGACAGATACACACCTTCTGCCTTTGCCATGTGACAGTAGAACTGTAGCTGTGGCATGTATCGATCTAACATCTTGTCCATATTATAGAAGTTGTTTGTATGCTTGGCTTCAATAATATTTCTTTCACCTTGTATAGCACCATCGATCGTGCCTTTGACTGGCACATTGCCAACAGTCCCAGTAAACTCACGTTGCTGTGCAACAACTTGTTTACCTTCGTTTAGTGTAAACCAATTAAGATTAAATGTTTCAGTGTACACACCAAGTTGAACAGGTAGATTCTTTAATAAGCTTTCTGACTCTTCACGACCTGTCTTTACATTCCAGAGTTCGAGCCAATAGCCTTCCATGATTTTGGTGCAGTCACTGCCACCAATGAAACCTTTACGTTCCATGTTACGTTCTCCTTTTATTATTTTTATTGAAACACTTTACCATGACAGGTGCAGATTTTAGTTATGACGTTGCGTCACTTTTAATTTTATCATGCTCATCAATTAGTTTTTTCAGCATAGATTCTGCAACCAATTCACTGTATGTGTGGCGTAATAATCTTGCGTACCCACTTCGATGTGGATCTAGATCTGCCTCAGTCAACAGGTTTTTGTTAATCATTTCAATAGCTTCTCTGCCCCACAAATAATTGTGACCAACGTAGTCTCGATCTTTGATACGCTTTGCCATTACTTTGAGAGTATCAGGAGACCAGCTTTTGCTGGCCTCCCTTTGCTTCTGTCTGTCTTCTGCATAAATTTCATGCGATGATCTGCTTAAACTTTTTGCCCAGACATCATCTTGTACTGCTCGACCTATCGGTTTCATTGTGCAATCCAATACTCTTTTACTTTCTTACCACTCTCGACCTCAATAAATTGACTGTCGATTGGTACACCTGACTGCTTTAGGTCAGTGATTCGTGATGCCAATCGAAAGCATTTAAACTTTTCGAGTGCAGTGATTGCAGTAATAGTATGGCCTTGCTCAAGATAACTCTTGATCTGTTTGTTCTGTGATTCCATGGTCGTTCTCCATTAGTTGTTTGAATTGTTCGCCACTCATTATGACTAGCGTTTGCGGAGTTCCCCTCCGTCTTTTATAAAAGGCAATGTCCCTGCCTTCTAATACTTTAAAGGGGCTAGGGAAGGATGCTGTATCACGATACTTTACCTCACCTACCATTTCAAGTCCTTTGATTTCGAGCTTGATGTCCCCAGAATACTCTCCTCCCAAGCTGCCTGAGAGGGGCTGGCGTTTCGCTTTGATCTTCGCTTTGATTTTGTTGAGCCAATCGACAAACCACTTTTCGTGGTATGTTCCTTTGTTCTTGTTACGGTTTGCCATCTGTCCTCCTCATAGCAATTCAGACACACATACCAGTGCTTCTGTGTTGATCTGCCGTTTCTGTTTTTAAGTATAGCAACAAACCATTCCGTGTTACTCTCGCAACTGATGCACGTTATTGTTACTTTCTTTTTTCGTGACTTCGATGTCATATCCTAATGCCTCTAACCAACACATCAGAAAGAAACCAGACGGTACTCTCTTGTGCTGTTCCCATTTATGAATCAATGATTCGGTACAGCCTATGATATTAGCCAGCTGCGGCTGGCTTAATCCTTTGTTATGTCTCGCATCAATGAGCATCTGAATCATCTCATTGTAATTGTGAGACAGCCGTGTGTTGGGCAATTAGAAATTAATATCCTCTTCTTCATACGCAATGCCAAGACCCTGACACTCAGGGCATACTTCGGTGGCACTATCTATGTATCCAACATCTCTGTCAAATCCGTGTGAAGTAGGCACATCGTACTCGATGTACCCATCACCCCCACATTCCTTACAAAGTTTAGTATGGGATGTCGTCATTTAGATTCTCCTGTCCTCTCAAATGTTCATCCTCCCAATTCTTGGTAGCACGATCTACAAATTTGTCCCAATTAAAATTAGGATTAGTGCGCTTGAGTTCATCAGCTACTTGCTCGATGCCAGTCGCCCAACTCATGTGTGGCATAATATAATCTGCAATAAACTCAAAGTCTCTGCGTGTAAATTTAGGTGTTGATCTATTCATCATCTTTCTCCATTGCACATAATTTATTGAAAGCAATATCTATTAAAGTCATTGCCTGTTGAAGACAGTCAACAGCTGCTTCAAGATCTTTTTTATTTACTTCCATTAATCCATCCTCACTGTGTAATGTTCTGAACCAGTTGGTATACCCATGACTGAGTATGGGTAGAAGTAAACTGATCCTTCTCTAGTTTCCCATGTCATGTATGGATACATTGGATCATCTTCTGGGTATCGATAGACACCTTCAGCATCTATCTCTCCACCCATTGGTCTGTCTTTGATACCCATACCAGCACGTGCTGAGTATTGATTATGCAAATGATCCATGAGTGTTTCATCAATACCCATTGAGTGTCGAAGGTTCCACTCCATGACCCAGAGCGGAACGAACCCACCCCAAGCCATCATGTCATCAGTTGTCATGTCGTATCGTTTCTTATCGAAAGTAATTATCATTTGTTATGCTCCTTCCAAGCTAAGTCTTTTTCTATTTCATCAAACACTTTGCGTAAGTGTGGATGCTTTTCGATAACCATTTCAATTAATTCTAAGGCCATGTACCCAGCAGAACTTAAAGCAGATAGAATTTCTCTTTCATCAGCATAGTGTAAGCTATGATCGTTCATTACTTTCTCTTCTTCACGTTCATAGTATTCATCAGCTGCTTGTTTGATTGCAGTGTACATGACTTTCTCCTTAATCTACTGTGGTTGTTAGTGTGAGATTGTATGATATCCAATCAGATACAATGTCCTCGATGTCACCAGTATGATCATGAATATCAAAGTCAGATGATTTCTCATCTTTAATATTATCTAAATGTAAAGCCACTTTACTTATAATAAGTTTTTCTAGTTGTGGTTTCATAATCTCGAACAGCACTACTGCTAGTCTTGATTCTCTTTCATTTAACATGATGTCATTGTCAGCCATTTTACGTTCTCCTTTTTAGCCATTTGACTTTGGTTTATTGACACCCAGAAAAGCTCACGCGTTGCCAGCTTTATCTGGGTGTATGTCAGCCCCTGCCCCGAAGGGGCAGAGGGCGCGAGTCTTCTACTCGCAAGTGACCATGCCCAGCTTCGCTGGAATAGCATGGCACACTCTTAGACACCTCTGGTGTCAGACACATCTATGGATGTGTCACTCGGTGCGAAGCACCGAGAAAAATTTGGGAGGGTCAAGCCCCCCCCAATGAAACTAAATTCTATTAGAC